GTCCGAAAATGAGGAACTGGAGCACCTACCAAGAGGAGATCTTCACCGCGGTCGAGACGATCCACGCCGGCGGGCGGGACCTGGTGGTCTTGGCGCGCGCGGGGACCGGGAAGACCACGACCGTGATCGAGGCGGTCATCCGCTACTGCCGGAGGAACGTCGGGCGGAAGGTCCTCACCTGCGCGTTTAACGTGAAGAACGCCAAGGAGCTGGACGCCCGTCTCCAGGAGGCCGGTCTGGACTGGAAGACCGCTTCCGCCAAGACGCTAAACGCCGTGGGTCTCGCCACGGTTCGGAAGGCGTGGGGGAAGGGCGTGCAGGTTGACGCCAAGAAGGGCAAGGAGGTGGCGAAGGAGGCGTGTCGTCAGCTGGCGGCGGTTGCGCAGCGGGTCATCACTCCAGCGGGGAAGGTCCAGCGTCTGGCCACGTTGGCCAAGATCACCCTGATGGACCCGGCGGACCTCGACTCGATTGAGGATCTGGCGCGGAGGTTCGCGGTTGGTGACGAGGACGCGGAGGTCGACGCGCTGGCCAGGCTCGCCGCCCGGGCCATGGAACTCTCCGCGGAGGACCGCTCTAGGGTCGACTTCGACGACCAACTCTGGTTTCCGCATCACTTCAGCCTCACGCCCTGGCAGCACGACCTGGTGGTGGTGGACGAGGCTCAGGACATGAACCCGTCCCAGCTGGCCCTGGCCCGGAAGTCCGTGAAGCGGGGCGGGCAGCTCATCGCCATCGGCGACGATCGCCAGGCCATCTACGGTTGGCGCGCGGCGGACAGCGGCTTCCTCTCCCGGATGGTCGAGGAGCTGAACGCCCGTACCCTCCTCCTCCCCCGCACCTACCGCTGCGGGACCTCCATCGTCACGGAGGCCAAGCGTCTTGTCCCGGACTACGAGGCGGACGTGAGCAACCCCCCGGGGATCGTGAGGAGCACCTCCTCCGCGAAGATGCTGGTTGAGGTTGTCCGCGGGGACTTCATCCTCTGCCGCGCCAACGCTCCCCTCCTCCCCATCTGCCTCGAGCTGCTCCGGAATCGGATCCCGGCGGCGATTCAGGGGCGGGATATCCTGGGTCAGATCCTGGGGATGATTGACAAGTCACAGTGCGTCACCACGGCGGACCTGGCCGACTGGCTCCATGACTACGAGACGAGGGAGCGCGGGAAGTTGTTGGATCAGGACGCGGAGGAGGACCTCCTCCAGGCGCTGTCCGATCGCTGCGCCTGCCTTCGAGCCCTGATGCCGGAGGCGGACAGCACGGCGGAGCTCAAGGAGCGGTTGGACGAGCTGTTCTCGGACACGGACGACGCCTCCCGCGTGACCCTCTCCACGGCGCACCGCGCCAAGGGACTGGAGCGGGATCGCGTGTGGCTCCTCCGGGACTCCTTCCGGGAGGGCGGGCAGGAGAGCAACTGCCTGTACGTGGCAATTACCAGGGCGCGCAGTGAGCTGGTCTACGTTTCCTGATCACTTGGACGGGGGAGGAGGTGAAAATCCTCCTCCCCTCATTTTCTCCTGGACATTTTGTTTCTACATGGTAATATGAGAGTATGAACAAAATAACGAACAAGAAGAAGCTCACCGACCACCAGCTCCGTTACCTTCGCCGCCTTCGTCGCGGGGAGCGGGACTTCCCGGCATCCGCCAAGATGCGGGACGCCCTCCACTCGCTTGGTCTCTTGACGCTGGAGCCGGGCGGGCCATCCACCCTTCGGGACGTCTTGACTCCCGCCGGGGAAGCGGCCGCGGACGCGGGGATGCCGGCGAGGGTGCCGTCATGAAGCGCAGGGTGAAGACGTTGGCTCCGGTTGGGAAACCCAAATATATCGGATACATCCGAGTGAGTACAGAGGAACAAGCGCGGGAGGGGGTCTCCCTGGAGGCGCAGCGGAGGAAGGTTGAGGCGTACGTCTCGTTGGTCGACGGGGAGCTGGTGGACGTGCTCTCCGACGCCGGGCTCTCCGGGAAGAACCTGGAGCGGCCGGCGCTCCGTGAGGCGCTGGACCGCGTGGAGGCGGGGGAGGCGGACGCCCTGATCGTCTACTCCCTGGATCGGCTCTCCCGCTCGACGCTCGACTTCCTGTCCGTGATTGCGCGCCTCCGGGACGCCGGGCGTGGCTTTGTTTCCGTTCGGGAGCAGATGGACACCTCCACGCCTCACGGGCGGTTCACCATGACAATCCTGGCGGCGCTGGCGGAGATGGAGCGGGAGATGATCGTCTCCCGCTGCCGGGAGGCATCGACGCTCCTAAAGCGGACGGGGCGGGTCTACGGGCGGACGCCGTTTGGGTTCTCCCGGGAGGGGGATCGTCTGACGGTGGACGTGGATGAGAGCGCGTCCCTCGCCGTCATCGAGGACCTCCGGGCGGGAGGGGTCTCGTACGGTGGGATCGCGGAGGAGCTGAACCGCTACGGGGTGCCACCAAAGCGCGGATCCCGGTGGTACGCGTCCTCTGTTCGCTCGGTTCTCCTGACCTCCGCTTCCCTTGCTGCTGAGTGATTCTAAGCTCATGTGGGATGGTTGTTTTTCTCTTTACTTATTGGTAAGGTCGTGATAAGCCGGGGAACTCGATTGGACCCCCCACCAGGAGAATCGGATGACCCCAGATCTTGCTCTGAGTACTTACCGTGCGGATCCTAGTAACTTGAATTTTAGAAAAGTTGCGGAGATTTATAATCCTTGGCTCCATACAACGGGACTGCGGACGCTCCGTGAGTTCCCTAGTCTACACCCGGGAAATGACCTGGATGACGTCGTGAATGAGGGACTCCACGCAATCTCCCGGAACGCCAGGCGATTCGTCTTCTTCTGCGGCTCCTGCGGGGACGTGTTCCTGTACTCCGCGGATCTCCGGGCGCACGCCCTCCTGAAGCACTCCGTCCGCGGTCCCGCGGAGCTGGTCAGCATTGGGACGTTCTGTGAGTGCGGGGCCAGGATGACGATGCGGCGCGCGGCTCGAAACGTACTGACCCCGGAGATCCCGGAGGCGGAGGTGGAACTTGGGGGGGACGACTGGTCTGAGGATCTGGCGCTTCTCAACCTGCTTGTCAAGCGGGCGGAGGCGCGACTCTCCGAGGGTGCGCGTGCCGTCTTACTCCGCGTGCTCTGCGAGGGTTGCGCGGACGTTCACCCAGATCATCGCTGGAGGAGTGTTCGCGCGGGGGTGGAGGAGGTTGCATCTGCACTCTCCTCATTTGGACTACTGAGAGATGTGAGATAAAACGGAGGACGTGATGAGCAAGTTGAAGAAGGAGAAGGGCAAGGGCAAGTTGAAGAAGGAGAAGGCGGAGGAGAAGGCGGAGGAGAAGGCGGAGGAGAAGGCGGAGGAGAAGGCGGAGGAGAAGGCGGAGGAGAAGGCGGTTGAGGAGGAGGTGTCGACACCTGGCATCGACGGTCCAAAGTGGAAGCTCATGAACCTGGCCGGTCTGAGTGAGTCCACCAAGGAAGTCCTGAAGTTCAAAGCGAGCAAACGGACGCTCAAGGGCGCGTACGAGGAGGTTCTTGCGTACCTTCGCGGAAGGAACGTCGAGTTGCCCTACAACTGCGGGAGGTGCAACGCGCCGATTGACGCTGAGATGGGCCAGTGCTGGGCGTGCGGCTCCGCGTTCTCGGATTCTACTGGGGAGGGGGAGCCGGAGATCTCCTTCACGGAGCTCAAGGAGCGCGCAAAGCGACTTGGGATCGAGGTGAAGGGGAAGGATCCGGCAACGCTGGTCGGTGAGATCGAGGCGGCGGAGGCGCGGCGACGCGCGTCTAGCAAGGCCAGAGACGCCGACCTGGTGGGGATCGAGGCGGTTCAACTGAACCTGAAACTGGTGGAGCTGATGGGGGATCGCTGGCGCCCGCGAGTGAGTAATCAGTACACCACCTACTCGGATCCCAACGGAGTTCGCAGGATTGCCGTCATTACGAAGGGGTTGGTGGTTCACTTCTCCGTTGATGACGGGTTCCTGGACGGGATCAACGGCCTGGTGTTCCTGACAAAGGAGGACCGGCGAAAGAGACATTACGGGAGGACCAACTACATCTACAACGGGGACATCTCCAAGGACGTCCTGGAGATCTGCAAGAAGGTCCTCAGGCACTACAGGTGAGTGATGGACACCTTGGTCCTTGGGTTGGGGCCCGTTGGGCTGCTGACCTCCTACATCAAGAAGGTCCCGTGCGTTGGGGAGCAACTTGGGGGGGACGCTAGGCTCCGGCGCTTGGTCCCAACCGTCATATGGTACTCTCCGGCGACGTCCGGGATCCTCCAGGAACTGGAGCTCTCTCAGGAGGTGGAGGAGGTCCGGTTTGGTTTCTGGGGTCCGCGTGGTATAACGCAGGACGTCACACCAACGGAGCGGGCGGAGTACCTCCGTCGGAGTGGACGTGACCCCGCAGCGGAGTTGACCTCCGCAATCTCCTCCGGGGCGTCTGGATCTCTACTGGGCTACAAGGTCACCGTTGAGGAGCTCTGCGCCGCGCTGGGGGCGCGTTGTGACGTCAGGGTGGGGAAGGTCTCGGGTATTCTACCGGACCTGCTTGAAGGGCGCGTGCGCGTTCAGGCGACGTGCGGGGAGCTACTCCCGGACCTCCTGATCAACACCCTCCCGGCGCCGGTGTTCGATAAGCTCCTCCGCGGGGAGTTCACCACGCGGCCGTGGTGCGCCGGGTCGAAGTGGTTCATCGAGGGGCTGTCCTGGTCCGCTCTACTCCGGGAGGCGCGGGACTCCGGCCTTCGGTGGCTCTACGTGACGGATCCGT